ACTCGATGTCCCGCCATTCTCGCGGCGTCACATAGGCCATGGCCTTCGTGCGCTCTACTGCGACCAACGCATCGACGTTCTTCACATTCGCGGGCAGCAGGAACAGTTTGTTGTTGCTGCCTGACACGGCCGTCGGCAACTGGGCGTCAGTCGCCAACCAGTTCCAGTCTCGGGCGTACATGACCTCGCGGTGGGCGTTGGAGGCAGCGGCCCGCAAAAGCCGATGCTCGCCGTCCTGCGCTCCGCCTCCGACGGAGTTCATCAGATACTCGATGAGGTCTTGTGCGGCGTAGTACATGGCTTAGTTGAGCGACACGAGTCCTGTCTCGGCGCTGAACGGGCCGGTGCCGACACTGTTCCTCGCCGCCACCCGGAAGGACGCACGCAGACGACTGGCACTGCGAATGAAGGGCGTCACGGTGGCGGTCGTGCCCGACTGCGTGACCGTGTACGACCCGTACGGCAGGGTCACCCAGCCGCTCGGGAAACTGAGGGCTCCCGGCGTGGACATCTGCACGACGTATTCGGTGATGGTTGCTCCGCCGTTGAACGACGGGGCCGTCCAAGACAGCGAGTACCGCGTGTTGGTCACCGAGCCACTCGCAGGACCGGTGGGCGTGGCCGTCAGGCCGGTCGGGGCCAGCGGTGCAGTCAGGGCTGGCGTGGCCGACGCGGTGGCGTACACGCCCGTGCCGGCACTGGTGACAGCCGCGACCCTCACGTCGTAGGAGACGCCGTTGGACAGCCCGGAAATCGTGGCACTGGTTGCGAGGGGCGTGGCGAGCGAGGCGGCTGTCCACGACGTGCCAGAGGTCAACTTGCGCTCCAGGACGTAGGACGTGATCGGCAGGCCGCCGCTGGCGAGCGGTTCCGCCCACGCCACTGCGATTGAGCCGTTCAGCGGGGTGGCGACAAAGGACTGTGGGGCCGACGGGGCGCTGGCGTTGGGCACTGTGCCCGAGAACGGCGTGCGAGCATCGAGGATGGCGACTGCTGTTTGCTGCGCCCCCGTGCCTACATCCGGCGCCGTCAGCCCAGCGACGGCCACTCGATTGGGCGACACGTAGGCCACGCCCTTGCCCTTGCGATTGGTTCGCGACGGATACAGCGGCGCGACGGTCGTCGGCAACACCCACGTGTCGGCATCTTCGGCCGGGTACAGGGCCGCCACGCCAATAGTGCGCGGCAAGTTGCCTACCCACACATCGCGAAACACACCGTCTCCAACCTGGAGCGGCTGGCCGTTCTGGACAGCACCAGACGGCTGGACGGGGTGGCTGACGACCGAATACGAGAGGCCGTTGTGGCTCAGAGAGAACGCGGCCGTGCCGGTCGTGTACTGGCTTCTGGTGACGAGCCAGCCGGCGCCGGTGCCGACAAACCAACCGCCGGCGAACGAGATGGCGCTGTCGTTCACAGCGGCCGAACTGGGCGTCACGGCACCGGTCGATGGGTTCACGGACCCAACCAGCGCCGTGCCCTTTGGTGCCGACAGCGACCATGTGACGCCGCCCGTTGAGGTCCATGTGCCCGACCGCCCAACCACGAGATACTTGCCGCCACCGTACGTGACGGGCGTCTCAGCGCCAAACTCTGTGGGGTTCGTGGTGGATGCCAGCGACGTGCGGCGGGTCCAGTCGATGCCGTTCGGAGATGTGTACACGCCCATCCGCGTAGCCGCCACGAACGGGATCGGGGCGCCCGGCAGGTGGTCGATGTACGCTTTGGCGACGTTGTTGTTGGCGTCTGGCAGGGCGCCAAACGGCACGTCAACTGTGGCGGACTGCCACGCCCGGCCGCGATTCGTGCTGTACGCGATAGTGCCCGTGATGGGACAGATGGCAAGCCATGTGCTGCCGCCGCACGCTACGTCACGGTACATACCAGTCACCGGGAGCGACGCCGGCGAGAAGGACGCCCCGCTGTTCGTGGACACGTAGCAGAGCGCCGACCGCTGCGGCACAGTGGTGTCGGCCGTGACCGTCAATACGAGCCCACCGGCTCCGTCACCGGCAATCGCCATGGGCTGCAAACTGATCCCAAGCGGCTGCACCGACACGGTGCCGCTGACCGTCAGTCGCGCCGGCTCGCTTCGATAGACAAACCCAGACGAGAGCACCTTGACGACCACGCGGTACTGCGAGCCGCTGTCGCTCGGCATCGGCCGGAACACGAGCGTCTCGGCATTGCACGCAGCAAACTCGCTGCACAGACGATTGGTCCACGTCACGCCGTTGTCGCGACTGACCTCCCACCACGCCTTCGTGTTGTCGGCAGTGTTGGACCACGTGTAGGAAAACGTCACTTCTTCGCCGGAGGCAACTGTCGCGTCCTGCGGCATCGCGGCGAATCCGCTGACGTTCTCGACGGTCAGTGTGGCTTCGTTACTGGTCGCAACCTGCGTGCCGACTCTCGCGACAGCCCGATACACCTGCCCACTGTTCGCTCGCGTCAGGCCAGTCAAGGCAAGCACGTTGGAGGTCTGGCCCGGCACAATCGCCCACGTCGCTCCGGTGGGCTGCCGAACCTCCCATCGCACCTCAGCCGTCCCGCAGGCGCCCGTAAATGACATGGAGAACATCGCCTCGCCGGCGAACGCCGTGACGCTCTCCGGCTGCTCGTCAATCGCCAGGGCCGGGACGGTGATCGTGGCGACAGTGGTGTACACCGTGCGGGTGCCAACCGTTGCCCCCGCCCGGTACTGAGCGCCGCTGTCGGTGGCAATCAGTCCCGTGAGCGTCAGAATCTTGCCGGTCGCTCCCGAGACATTGACCCACGCCGACGTTGCATTGGCCCGCCGCTGCCACTGCATTGTCACGCTGCCGCTTCCCGCGTAGGCGAAGTCAAACGACAGCGATGCCGCGCAGGATGCCGCAACGGTATCGACCGGATTGAGCGAGATGGTCAACGGCGGGTCGGTGGCCGTAACCAGCGCCGCGCGAGAATACACAGTCGCCCCGTCCGACGTGACGGCTGCACGGTAGAGCGTCCCCGTAATCGGCACGTTTGGCGTGAATGTGTAGGTGGCCGCCGTCGCTGTCCCGCTGGCGACTGACCACGAAAAGCCAGAGTTCGTGCTGACCTGCCACTGATAGGTGATGGCACCTGCGGCCGTAGCCGTCACGGAAAGACTGACCGACTGCCAGACCGTCACGGCCGCGTCGGCGGGCTGCGAGGTAATGGCCAGCGAGACTGTCGTGAGCGTAGCGGCCGGGCTAGAGATCGACTCCGTTCCCGACGCGGCGCGGACGCGATACTGGCGACCGTGTTCGGCGGCGGTCAGCGAGGTCAGCGACAGCGAGGAGGAGGTGGCACCGGAGACGTTCGCCCACGACTCGCCGCTGTCCGTAGACACTTCCCACTGGTAGGCAATGGAGGCCGTGCCGCCGGTGGCCGTAGCCGAAAACGACGCACTGCCAGCGGATGCAGTGGCGCTTTGCGGGACGGCCAAGAACGCCAGCGGGCTGGTAGTTGGCGTGCCGCCGTAGGTGCCTCCGGACACGGTGGACAGGCCGAGCGTAATCGTGCCCGCCTTCGCGTCGTAGGTTTCCGTAATCCCGTCGATGGTCTGGATCGCCGTCGTGATCTGACTCACGACATCCGACGCCGACAGGACGGCCAGCGTCACGGCACCCGTCTGCCCGTTGATGCTGGTCACGCCAGCAGTACCGCCGCCGGTCTGTGCGGCAGTGCTGCTGACCGTCAGGGAGTTGGTCACGCTGTCAAACGACAGGGCGACGTTGCTGCCGGCCTTGAGTGTGCTGTTGATCGTTGAGACCACCAGGGCCGTGAGCCCCGTGATGTCGTTCGTGCTGTGCTTGTGCGGCGCACCCCGCAGTTCACCGGTCACGTTCAGCGTGCCGCCGACGTTGGTTTCGCCCGAAACCGTCAGGGTCGTACACGACACGGCAGCAGGCAGGGCGTGCGAGTGGTCCGCCCTTGCGGCCAGCCCGCTGGTGCCGACAGCCGCAGCGCCGGTAGCAGGAGGCGCGACGCTCGCCAGCGACACGCCGGAGGTGTACGGCAGCGTGGCCCAGTTGCGAACGCCGTCGCCAATCTTGAGTTTTCCGGTGTCCGTCTCAAAGCCCGGCTCTCCGGCCAGCAGCACCGGATTGGCAGCGGTCCAGGCCGATGCGGTGTCCGAACGGACTTGCAGTTGCACGAGCGCCATTTCAGCCTCCGGACAGCAGCGAGGCCACGTACGCCATGCGGGCCGTTTCCAACTTGGTCGGACTGTCCGATCCGGCGATTGGGCGCACCGTTCCGTCAGCCATCTTGCTATAGAGTTTGCCGTCAGCCGTGTTGAGCGCCGGCTCGCCAATAGCCAGTTCGCTCGCCACCGGCATCAGTCCGGCAGTGGAGTTCTGCTTGAGCACGATGGTGGGCATCAAGCAATCTCCTCGTAGACCACCACCGCCATGATGGTGTTTGCGGTTCCTGCCAGGGCGGCGAGGCTCGTGCCTTCCTCAAGGTAGAGCGGGACGTTGCGGGTGATCGGCGAGATGCGGCTGCTGGCCGGCACGCTCTCGGCCGACACGATGGCGTGCGACGTGCCGCCTCCACTGGCCGCGTTGTGATGGTTCAGCGTCACGGTGCGAGCCGCCGTATCGACGTTCGTGAACGTCACATTCACGACCCGCAGCACTTTGCCGCTGCCTGCCGGATTCGAAAGCAGGACCGTAGACCCCGTGCCGACACTGGCACGGGCCGTGTTGCCGTAAATCGCCGTGATGAGCAGGAGATTCGGTGGAGCCATGCGTTATCCCTTCACGCTTACGCGGAACGTCGCGGTGCCAGCATTGACGACCGCCACGATGAACGGCGCCGCGAACAGGGCATCCGGCAGCACGTAGGCATTGCCAGCCGCAATGGTCGTGGTCACACCGGAGCCGTCCGCATTGAGCGGCACCGGCGTGAGTTCCTGCCCGAAGGCAACATGCCACGTAATCGTCGTGGCACTGGACACGGCGTCCACCATGATGACGCCACCGGCAGCGGCCCCAAACGGAATCTTGGGGCTCGTGGCAGCACTTGCAGTGGCGACGAACTGCCCGGTCACGGAGTTCAGCCGTTCGATCTTGTTCGGCATTACTGCTTCTTCCTTTTCCAGTGAGGCACGATGCGGTCCTTCACCTTCTCGATGGCCTCGCCACGCTTGAGTTTCGGGTTCTTCTTCATCTCCTCGCGGACATGCTCACGCAGGATGCGAGGGTTGATGTCCACTTCCTTGGGCGGCGCCTTCTGCGGTGGCACGTAGTCCACAATGCCGTGAACCTCCAGGTCGCGCTTCTTGGCAACGCGGAGGATGTCGGCGGTCGAGTCCACCCACGCCTCCGGATCGCGATGGCCCCTCTTGTCCGCGATGCCGCCCATGTAGAACTTGCCGGCGGTGCTGATGCCTGCGGCTTGGGCCTGCCGGATCAGCCAGTCAGCCTGCTTTCGCGGAATGTTGTTGAGCCATTCGCCCCCCAGACGGCCCTGCATGAACGCCCGGTCGCTGCCCCGCGTTCCAGGCGGCTGACGCAGGGCACACATGGCGGCGAACCGCTCCGTCTGCCCGTCCTGGATGAGACGCAGGTAATGCGACTGCACGTCTGAGCCGGCAGCAGCGATTTCTGGCGGAAGTGTGGCTGTGGTCTTCATGGCACCTATAGGTTCTTGTCCGCCTACGGCTGCATCTCGGGCGGCACTTGCGGGGGCGGGGATTCTGGCATCGGCGGTCCAGGCGGGGCGGCAGCGTCAGGCCCGGCCGGCGGGCCGGGAGGGGAGCCCGGCGGGGGCGGAGCAGGAGGCGGCGGGGGCGGCGGAAGCAGATAGGGCTTGGCGTCGATGTCCAGGCTGTCCGCCCAGTCCGAGATCAAGGCGTTCAGCGGGTCCACCATCCCCATCGGAACCAGCCCTTGCAGGATCGGCCCAAGCGTCTGGAGAGCGGCCTGCATCTGCTCCACGCGGGTCGCCTTGTTGGGCTTGCGGGCCGACCCAGACTCCACCCGGTACTCAAACTCCCGAGCGACCGATGCGGGGTCCATGCTGGCGACGTGCTGCGCCCATGCCGCCGCCCCCAACGGGCCGACAATCGAATCGACATCCTGCGGACGCAGCAGCCACCGAGCCGCCAACGCCTCGCGGCGGGCCAGCAGGCTCATGGCGTCCTCCAGCCGGTTCGCCATGTCGTCCGGGCGTACGCTCAGTTGCTCCGCCTTCACGTTCGCCTCTGTGGCGCTCCGTATCTGGCTGGAGGACATTGCGTACGCGAGTTCCGTCAGGCCCACCCGCTTGTCGAACTGCTGGGCAACGGCCTCCACGATGCGCCACAACTCCGGAGACACCTCCGGCAACTGAAAGACGCTGATGAGGTCGTTGACGCTCCGCCCGAGCGTCTCGCTGATCTCCACGACCTTGAAGCCTTTTTCCGACTGCGCCAGGATTTGATCCTTGATGTCCTGGTCCGCCGCCTTGCTCACGCCCAGCAGCGTCTCGCAACTCGTGGCGACACGCTGGGCGATGAACGACATCGCGAAGTTGAGGAACCGAAGTTCCCCGATGCCCGGCTTGATGTGGCTGATCGGCCACACGTAGCCCGGCTTGCGGTGGAAGTCGAGATGCACGAACGGCCAGCCGTTGGCCTCCGCCCAGAACGGAATCGGCCACTGCACGGCCCGGAACATACCGGGCGGCATGCCGGTCGCCTCATCGACCTGCTCCTCAAGAGCAGACGGCGGCATGTTCAGCGGGTACGGGATGCCCTCGCAGACGACGATG